AATTTTTAATAATAAATTATTGGTTTAAATTTAAATTATATATAGTTCTAATTTAGTGCTAATTTTAACTAATAATTAAAAAATGTCATTTTATAGTTGAATTTTTGTGCAAATTTAATGTAATTATCAAGTTTTTATATGGTATAATATATTTAGCAAATATTTACTTAGGAGGAATAAAAATGGAAGAAAATTACCAAGTTATAGGCTTAGATATAGGAAGAGGATATGTAAAAGGATATAGTAAGTACAATGGAATGGTTAAAGAATGTTTATTCAAATCAGTATTTGGTGATGGAAGAAACATAGATTTTGAGAAATATGAAAATCCAATATACATAGATTTTGAAAGTGTAAGTTACTTTGTTGGTTCATTAGCAGAAAAAGAAAGTATAACACCTATAAGAAATTCTGATGATTCTAAAGTATCTTTTACAATGAGAATATTAGTTGCTGCTGCTCTTAATGAAATAGCTGTAGCTGATGAAGTAAAATTAATGATGGGCGTTCCATATAAATCATTTAGGAAAACAACATTAAAAGAAGTTGTAGACACATATAAAGGTAAAACATTTAAAGTAAAAGATAAAATAAAAGGTGGACATAAAGAAATAAAAATATCTGATATATCAATTTTTAGAGAAGGAGACGCTGCATTATTTCATACATTGGAAGGAAAAGTAAATGAAGATAAAGCGGTTGGCATGGTTTCAATAGGTTTTAGAAGTACTGAGATGTCTTTCTTTGAAAAAGGTTTTGTATTTAATGATAAATTATCAGACACATTAGAAGCTGGAAATCAAGATGCTTTAACAATGGTTCAGAAGCAACTAAAAGATAGAGGAATAATAAGAGAGCTTAATGAGATAGATAGTTCTAATGATTATGATGAACTTAAGAAAGTTGCTTACATTATGGCTTCTGAAAGCACAGCTCAAAGAATATCTTCTAAATGGAAGAACATAGATGAAATGGATGTATATGTAAGTGGAGGTACAGCATTACATATGACATTCGATAATAGATTTAAAGTTTCTAAAGATGCACAAATGGCTACAGCTAAAGGATTATTTGAAGTAGGTATGGAACAATTCTAGGAGTGATATTATATGAAAAAATCATCTAGTTTTTATTTAGAAGAAGATATATTTGGTGAAATAGAAAAGTATCAAAATGATAAAAATATAAGCAGTAGAAATACAGCTTTGGAAAGAATAATATTAGAGTGGAAAAATCTTCAAGAAGAAAATAAATTATTAAAACAATGTTTAGGCAATGGTGTATATAGGACAAATAAAAAGACAAGTGTTACTGAAGAAAAAAAAGATATAAAAAAAGAAAATCCTATTATTAAGAATATATTTAATAATATGCCAGATTAAATGAAAATATCTACTCAAGAAATTTTGGGTAGATATTAAAAAAAATATTGAGAACATAGAGGGTATATGATATAATAGAAATAGAACATAGAGGGTAATGAAATTTCTGAAGCAACATGTTGCGAAGAACAATTGCAAGATGATTTTTATCTTGTAATTGAAATAAAATTTATAAGAAAAGAGGTAGATATTTATAGTTAGAGGTAATGAATTTATAAAAGATGTTATTGTAACAGACAAAAGAACAGGAGAAATATTGGAGCATAAAGGGATGAAAAGAGGTGAGGTACTTGAAATTGGAAAGAGAAAAAAGAGTTTTTCTCCAGAGCAAAGGGCTATTATCAATAATAAAAAAGAATTACCATACCATAATTTTAAATTAGGAGGTTTTGTATTTTGTACTTATGTTAAAAATGAATTATTATTTAATGAAGTAAATATAAGTAAAGCTAATATAAGTAGATTAATATATCTCGCAACATATCTAAACTATAATACAGGAGAAGAAAATTTATTGGTTAGATATTCTCAGTTTAAAGAAATGATTCCTATAGATAGAAAAAACATGAGAGAAATATTAAATCTTAAAGATAGGGCATTTAGAAATTTTTTAGCAGACGTAAAAAAATGTGAGTTATTATATGAATCTAATAATAAATTTTATATAAATCCAAAGTATTTTACTAAAGGAATTCCTAATTTTGAAAATAAAGAATATACAAGAATATATATAAATACTAGTAGATTTCTTTTTGAACATTGCACACCAAGACAACATAAACAATTAAGTTATATATATCAACTCATACCATATATACATTTCGAGAGTAATATCTTATGTTTAAACCCTCATGAAACAGATATTTCAAAAATAAAAAAAATTAGTTTATATAAAATTTGTCAATTATTAAATATTAGTACAATAAAACAAGATATGAACAAATTTAAAAAGGAATTACTTAGATTTTATATAAAGGTAGAAGATGATAAATATTATTTTTTTAAATATGTAATCGTTGAAGGGAATAACAAAAATACAGACTATTTCATTATAAATCCTTGTGTAATATGGAAGGGAAATAATTTAAATTTAGCAAAGAAAACAATTGATTTATGCTTTTTTAATTGTATTTAGAAAGTCTGTCTAAGAATAAGAGGTAATGAACTGTAAAAATTAACAAAAATATAGGAAAAACAGTTAAAAAATTAAATTTAGGGGTGGCACAGAAATGTGACCAAAAGGCAAAAAAACGGCACAGAAATGTGACCAAGAAAATTAATTTAAAATCTTATAATATAGAAAAGGAGAAGTATGAAAGAGAAAAAAATAGAATTAATATATTTAGAAGATTTAGATGAATCAGAGAAAACAGGCGTACATAAAAATAGGTATCAAATATTAAATGAGGAATATGAACAAATGATAGATACATACACAGAGATGAGTAAAAGGTCTTCATATGATATTGTAAATGAAAGGCATAAGGAGGATTTTAAGGATGAACTATGGGATTATGATGATACAGATTATGATGATGGATTGCAAGGAAAGGAGGTATAATATTGATATATAATAATAACAATTTTTATGAAGAAATAGATGGCAAATCTGCACAAGGTTACATAAAGAATTTAGATTATAGCATAGACAATAGCAAAGATAGAATTAAATACATAGAGGAACGATTAGGGGTAAAACACACGTGGTTTGAAGAGTCAAATAGAAATTATATAGATACATTTTATAATACTCTTACAAAGAGAAATGAGAATATTATTACTAGAGTGAAATATCAAGAAAAAAAACAATTCAATGATAAATTTTGGGAAAATATATTTGAGCAAACATCAGATAGTCCTTTAGATAAAGATGGTGTATATTATGTTACTATTGATGGAGAAGAAGTAGTTATGGATTATAATAGATTCATTACTTGGTGTGGCTATAATCAAATTAATCCAATCGAATATATAAATGTTAAAAATCCTTTTAGTAATAGTAATGGTACATGGGAGTACACACATCATAATACATCGAAAATTAAGTTGATATTAAATAAAGATGACAGTATATATTCTACTTCTAATATAGCAAAAACATTAGAAATAATGGGGAGCTATATACTCTCAGTAGATGATAAACCTAAGGAAACTAAAATAAGAATATACAATTCAAAAGAGTTATTTAATAGAGCATGTCAGGAAGAAGCACTTCTAAATAAAATAGCACCTGCAAATGGTGGAAATATAAATTCAAACACTTCTAATAAAGATGGATTCCTAGAAGACAATTCCTTTGCATTTTTTCAATTACCTAAAAACTATAAAAAAATAAAAGATATAAAAGTTAAACCTAAAGATATTAAAAAATATCCAATTATAAAAACATACTCAGATACTTATGAATGGTATAAAGCTAAATATAAAGAATTAGGACATAAACAATTAAGTAAAGAAGAGTTAAAACTTAAGAGAATGGTTAGGAAAAATTTAAATGCATTAAAAAATGATATGACTGATGTTAAAAATTCTATAGAGAGACCAATTATATGGAAAGCACCATTAGCAGATGCAGGAAGCCCAGAATGGGACTATTTAGATATGTTTGATAAATCACATGTTAAAGAGCTTTTAAGGATTCAAAAGGGTAATGATTTGCAAGATGATTTAACATGTATAGTTATGGATTTAAATAATATTATATCTAAAATTGAATTTACCACAGTACAAAAAGATATTTTAAATTTATATAGAAAAGATAAATCATTAGAGTTTATTTCAAATTTAATGAATATAACTCCTCAAGCAATAAATAATCAAATAAATAAAATAGTGAACAAAATAATAGATGCATATGAGAAAAACTATGAAGAAAATTATTATTATATATCTGTTTGTAAAGGAAAATATAAAAAATGTAGCAGATGTGGAAAAATTAAGTTGCTATCTAGGTTTGATAAAAATGGTAAAAAGGGATATCGCTCAAATTGTAAAAACTGTAATTAGCTGGTGGGGAAAAGTGGTTTAAAAAAGGGTCGCTTAAAACATATTACTTATGTAAGGGGTTAATAAAAATAATAAAATTATTCCTTACTATTATCAAATGAAAATTATATAAGAAAAGGGAGATTAAGAAGATATGAAAAAAGTAGATTTTTTAAAAGAAGTAGCAGAAGAATTAGGTGTATCACAGATAAGAGTAAGAGAGATACTTGATGTGATAGAAAAAAAAAGAAACGAAGTACTACAAGATGGTGAAGAATTGACGTTGATGGGAGTTAAATACCTAACTAAAATACAAAAAGGTAAAGAAGGAGAAATAACTCTTAAAGATGGAACTAAAAAGCCTTGGAAGACTGAGGACAAAAGAGTTCCTAAAGTAAAAGCAGCTAAATCTTTAAAAGATGCAATAATATAAAAAAATAAATATTTAAGATAATCATATTAAAGTAATTAATAGACAAGTGGTCATAGTTAGGGGTGTTTATCAGTTTGAAAACCCCTAGATATTATTTAATTTATAATATTTGAGGGATAGCCACCCTCCTAAAAAAGAAGGCTCCTGTCGTGAGATAGCATTAAGTCCTTCTTTTCTTATACTAAAGAAAAGGGAGATTTGATAGAATGAATGGTGAAAAACTAATAGAAAATAAGGAACTAAGAGATAAAAATATAGATAGAATTGATGTATTAGAACATGTTAAAGAAATACTAACTTTGGGGAATACAGATTTTAGTACAGTGGAACTTGTTTCTAATTATTATGAAGTTAAAGAATCAACAATACAAGAGTGTATAAGATTAAATAAAGAAGAATTAAATAATGATGGTTTGAAGAAATACAAGAAAAATGAGATAATATCTATGTTTAAACGAAATCCAGATGATTTGGAAAACGTAAAAAATGAAAAAACAAAATCAGTGATAACTTTTAAAAATAATAAAAATATTTCTATAAATAATACTGGATTAATATTAATACCAAAAAGAGCTATTCTTAGAATAGGTATGTTACTTAGAGATTCAGACATTGCTAAAGAAATAAGAACTAGAATATTAGACATTGTACATGATGCAGAAGAGGAAACTGAAATTATAAATGATATCATTGAAGAAATTAGAACTGAGCAAGAAATAAGTGAAGATATGCTTAAAGCTATAATAGCTGGTGACAGAGATAAATTATCTTTGCTTCAAACTGAATACATAGGATTAAAAAATAAAAGAATCTATCATTTAGAAAATATTGTTGCCAATTCAGTAACTATAACAGAAAGTAAAGCAGTTATTAATAAATGTATAAGATTAATTGCTACTGAAAAATTCGACAAAATGTTTTATAAGGCATGGGATGAATTCTATAGATTCCTTAATTACAAATTGGGCATTAATGTTAAAAATAGGAAAGGTAAAGGGTTGGCTAGATTTTCAAATAATGAAATATTGGAAATGGAGAAGATAGCTAAATCTTGGTTAGAAAGAAATGATATAGACTTAAAACTTGTAATATAATTTCTGAAAGTGAAGCACTTGCAGAGAAAGATAATACATTCCTAGTAGAGTTATAGTTTTTTAATCCTACCTAATCTATAACTCTAAAAAATAATAAAAAACAAGGGAGATAATATATGAAAAATAATAAAGGAACAGTCTTAGAGAAATGTGAGATAGTAAAACAAGAAGATGGCACTTATAAAATTATAGAACATTTAAAAGATGGAGACCACGAGGTATTACTTAGTGATGTTTTAGATAAATATTCTGGTGATACTGATTTAAATATAACAATAAGATTGAGTGAAACAATAGTCTAAGATTAAGTTCTTAGACTATTTATTTTTTATTTAATATACTGATAATGATATTTGTTTGATAAAATAATGGAGATATTTTATTAAGAGCTGAGTTAATTTTATAAAGTAAACTTAATTCAGCTCTTAATTGAACTGAATCTCCCTATTAGCCACTAGGGTTGGTTCTCTAGTGGTCTTTTTTATGGTGGTGATAATATGTGGCAGTAAATAAGAAAAAATGTACTTGTTGTAAACAAGACAAATACGAAGAGAGATATTTTTGGAAAAGTTATAGTAATATATATTTAGATAATGGTAGATTACCAGTGTGCAAGGATTGTTTTAAAGAAATGTTTAATAGATTAAATGAAAAATATAATAGTAGTATAAAGGCTTTAAAACACCTTTGTTTCAATTTTGATATTTACTTTGATGATAACTTAGCTAAAGAATCTATGCGAAAGAAATGTGAAGATTCTATTGATGAATACATGAAAATTGTTAATAGAAATTCAAAATATAGAGGTAAAACTTCTTTCGATAACTCTATAGAAGATAAACTCGACATAGAAATTGAACTAAAAGAAATAAAGATAAAGAATGATATGATTGAAAGATGGGGCGCGGGACTAAGAAAAGAAGATTATATGTTTTTAGAGAATAAATTTAATGAATTTTCTATTGCATATCAATGTAAAAGACCTGCTGAAAAAATGTTGTTAGAACAAATTTCTAAATGTTTATTAAAGAGTGATGAAGCACTAAGAAATGGTGATGCTACAGGGTTTGAAAAAATGAATACCTTAATATCAAAACTTATGAATGATGCAAATATAAAACCTATTCAAGAAGCCAGTTTAGCAGAAAATGAAACGATTACATGGGGTACATGGATTGATAAAATAGAAAATTACAGACCTATAGGAGAGCCTTCAGAGCAATTTAAAGATGTAGATAAAATAAAAACATATATTAATAAGTGGTTTATAGGACAAATGAGAAAAGTTTTTGATTTAGCCAGTGAGGATAATCCAAATGATAACTAAAACTAGAAAATTAAATAACAATGAGATTAATTCAGATAAAACTAAAGCTTTTGAAGAAGGGATAATTGAATGGACTAAGTTTTATAGAGAAAATCCTCACAGATTTTGTATAGATTATTTTGGTCTTAATTTATATTTAGTTCAAAGTATTTTAATATATATGTTTGACAAGGTTAATTATGCAATGCTTATATGTGCCAGAGGATTTGCAAAGAGCTGGATTGCTGCTGTATATGCATGTTGTAGAGCTGTTTTATATCCAAATTCTAAAATTGGTATAGCTGCATTTACTAAATCACAAGCAGAACTTATTATAAGAGAAAAGATAGAAAAAGAATTAGTAAAACAATCTCCTATGTTAGCTAGAGAGATTAAAAAGATAGAATATAATAATAAATTTTCTAAAGTAACATTTCATAATGGAAGCACTATAGAAGCTATAGTATCGAATGAGCAATCAAGAGGTTTCCGTTTCAATATTCTTATTGTAGATGAATTTAGATTAGTAAAAAAAGAAATACAAGATAGGATTCTTAAGCCATTTCTAAATGTAAGTAGAAATCTAAAGTTTAAAAAAGATGGAAAATATGAAGATTACCCTCCAGAGCCTAATAAAGAATTATATTTAAGTAGCGCATGGTTTAGGATGCATGAAGCATATGACAAATTTAAATTGTATGTGAAAGATATGGTAGATGGTAGAGATAAATTTGTACTTAATTGTAATTATAAACTTTCTCTTCATCATGGAATATTAGATAAAGAAAGAGCAGATGAAATGAAAAGAGAAATGGATGCTGTTTCTTGGATTATGGAGATGGAATCACTTTTCTTTGGGGAAAATGAAGATGCTATATTTAAATCATCTTATGTGAATCCATGTAGAACATTAAAAAATCCATTTTATCCTCCAACAGATTTAGAAATATTATCTGCTAAAAATGGAAAAGTTAAGTGTAATTTACAAAAAAGAAAAGGTGAGTTGAGGATAATTTCTGCTGACATTGCTGTTGCAGAAGGAGACAATAATGATAACTCAGTGTATACATGTTGGAGATTATTGCCTGAAAAAGATTATTATGAAAGAATGGTTGTTCATATAGAATCTCATAATGGTATGAAGCCAGACAAACAAGCAATAAGATTAAAACAATTATTCTTTGATTTTGAAACTGATTTCTTAGTTATAGATACTCAAGGGGTAGGCCAAAGTGTTTTATCTGATTTACTTAGGGTTAATTATGATGATGCTAGAAATAAAGAATATAATGCGTTTTCTCATGCTAATACAAATCATTTACATAATAATTTTATTACAAAAGAGAATTATCCAGTTATATTTGAGATTAAGGCATATGGACAAATAAATCATGATTGTATAATTGGCTTACTTGATGTATTTCTAAAAAATAGAATAAAGTTACCTATAAATGATGTAGAAGCTAATGACATGTTAAGTAGTACATCTGGATATGCAAAGAAAAATTATACAGACCAAGCGAGAATGATATTACCATACAAACAAACTACACTACTTGTAAACGAATTAATAAACTTAGAAACTGTTAAAAATGATGGTCAAAAGTGGCTTAAGGTCAAAGAAAAGGGAAAAGCAAGAAAAGATAGATATTCTTCCTTAGCATATGGAAATTATCTAGCAAATTTACTAGATGGAGAATTAAAAAAAAGAAATAGTAAGAACAGTGGACAAATAATTTCATTCTGGTCAGGAGGTGGAAACCATAATAGAACTCAAAGAAGATAAAAAAGATTATACTTTAGAGCAAATAAAATACTTAAACGAGCAACTAAGACAAAGAAATTATGCAATGATAGAAAACACTATAAATTTGTCAAATGAAATGTATAAAATAAGAAATATAAGTAGAGACCAAGTAAGAAAAGCTATGACAGACCCTTATAAAAACGTAGAATTACTACAAAAGGTAAGTCTTTTGCTTAAAGAAACGTCTGGCACATATAAGAGAATTCTAAATATGATTTCAACCATGAATACATTTGACCATTATATTATACCAATAAATATTTCTAAATTTAAAGATAAAAATGATTATGTCAACTCTTTTTTTAAGTCAGCTGCACTTCTAAAAAAATATCAACTTAAACATATTTGTCCTTGGATAACTGAAAAAGTGTTAGAACAAGGAGAAATATATCTATATAAAATTGAAGATTCAAAATGCATAATGATGCAACAAATACCAGCCTCTTATTGTACAATAACATCTAAAGTAAATGGAGTATTAAGGTATGGAATTGATTTACGGAAAATAAATAAAAAGACTCTATCAGCATTTCCAGTAGAAGTTCAAGAAGCATATAAAAAATTGAATGATGGAAGATTAAAAAAAGAAGACTTAATAGAAAATAAGTATTATGAATTAAGTGATAATGCTGTGGCATTTAATATAGATATTGATTCGACAAAAGGAATACCATTTTTTAGTTTTTTATTTGATGATATCCTGGAACTCGAAGATATGAAAGATTTAAAGGGTTCTAATGCTATCATTGAAAGCATTAAGTTAATACATGGGAAAGTTCCTTATGGTAAAAATGATGAGCCATTAGTTGCTTTTGATTTATTAAGTGCATACTACCATGATATAAAATCAAACTTACCAGCTGGTACATCTGTAGCAGTTACTCCACTAGATATGGAAGGAATTAATCTAAGTGATGGAAAATCAAAGATTAATGATTATGTTAAAGAAGCAAAAGAATTTATATTTGATAATGCTGGAATTAATACAGCTCTTTTTAACTCAGATAAAATAAATACAGAATCAATTGCAGATGGTGTTATAGCAGATAGTTTAATACCTATGAGGATTCAAAATGAAATAGAGACATGGATAAATTATGAACTAAATAAAAAGAACTCATCAAAAGCATTCCAACTTTACTTTGTTGGTACAACTCATTTTAACCAATCTAAAATATCACAACAACTTAGAGAAAATATAAATAGTGTAGGAGATAGTAGAACAGTATATTTAGCTAGTACTGGAAAAGAGCCAATTGAAATTGCTAATTTATATAAGGCAGAACAATTAATGGAAATAGATGATTTATTGCCAGTTAAACAGGCTTCATATACATTTTCAAATAATGATGTTGGAAGACCTACTAATGAAGACAAAGGTGATGGTGGTACAAATGGAAATAAAGCAGATAGAAAAGATGAAAACAAATAATAAAAGGTTTATTATTGCATTTACAAGTGATAAAAAAGACGAATTAATGAAAAAAGGATTTGCTTTTATTAACAAAAATAAATATGGAGAAGAATCATTTTATTTGTTTGAAAATAAGCCTGATGAGATACTTAATTTTAGTAAGGAAGATTTTAAAGATATAGGTTTTAGCGATGTAATGTTTGTTTAAGGAGGTGAGAGATTGAAAGTAGTTAGTATTCCATGTGGATTTGAGACATTTTCTAATGAAGAGGATGATAGAAAATTAAATGTAAAATTAAAGATTTTACATGAAGGTAAAAATTTAAATAAAACTAAGTTTAATTTGTCAACTATAAATGAAGCAGAATCGACTTTATCAGATATACCAATACTTGGATATATAAAATATGATGAAGAACAAAATGTGGTAGATTTTGATGAGCATAATATGATAACTAAAGTTGTAAAGGATGATAATGGTTATTCTATAGAGTATAAATTCTTAGAAAGACCACTTGGTGTGATTCCAAATAATACAGAGATAACTTATACAGAAGAAGATGGAAAGACATATTTAAACTGTACAGGACTTATTTGGAAGCATTATTCTAATTCAGCATATCAATTATTGACAGAGTCAAAGTCAAAAAGTGTAAGTATGGAAATAGCAGTTGAAGATGGAGAGGTTGATAAAGCTGATGGTTATTATAATATTAAAAAATTTAGTTTTTTAGGAATTACTATTTTAGGAGATGATGTTGCTCCTGGAATTGAAGGGGCATCTATAAATACATATAGTAATTTTTCAAAATATAAAAAAGCAATCTATGATATTTGCAAAGAAATGTATTCATTTAAAGGGAAGGAGGAAAATGTATTGGATAAAAAGAAAAATGATTTATTATCAATAGAAGAGATAGATACTTCTATTAATAGTCAATTAAAAAATAAGATGGTTGAGGTTGAAGACCCTTACTGGGGAGGTAAATACACAGCTAGAGAATATTATTTAAGAACTATTCTCCCTGAAGAAAAAATAGCTATATTAGAAGACAATATAAATTATTGTAATTATTATGGTGTACCATATTCTATAGATGGAGATGATGTTTTTTTAGATTATGAAAACAGAAAATCATATATAGAAGAATGGAGAGAGAAAAAAGAAGGAGAAGTTATAGAAACTTTTTCTAAAGAAGATACTTTAAAAGAATTAGTCCTTGAAAAGTTTAATGAAAAAGAGATTGAAATAAAAAATCTGACTGAAGAGTTGGAAAATTTAAGAAAATTTAAGGTTGACAAAGAAATGGAAGAATATAAAGTAGAAGTTTCTAGTGTTATCTCAGAATTTAATTCTTTAACAGAAGAGGAAGTTAAGACTTTTAAAGAATCTGCTATAAAGAAAGAGATATCTTTAGAAGATTTAAGAAAAGAGTTGAGTTTACTTGATTATGCTAAGTTAAAAGAAAATACAAAGAAATTTAATTCTGATAAGGAACTTATAGTTGAAGAAGCAAAAATAAATTATTCATCTACATTAGAAGATGAAAATAAAGATACAAAATCATATGAACAAATATTAAGAAAACACTCAAATAAGTAGTGTTTATTTTTATGAAAAAAAAATAAAAAAGGAGATATAAAAATGGCAGATAAAGCGATATTAAATTGTGATATAGATAAATATCCAGATGTTGTAACAGCAAAGAATGGAAGTGATATACTAGAAAATGGTGCAATAGTTGCATTAGGTGGCTTAGTAGATTCAGAGCTAGGAAATGATTGTTATAAAATAGAAAAATTATCAGAAGGATGTAGATTTGGAATTTTAGATAGTGTTGCACTTCAATATGATGAAAGATTGGATGAAAGAGATTATGAATTAAAAGCAAGTGAAATAGATAGAGTTAGATTACCTCATAAGGGATTATGTATGACATTAGCTAAAAAACATTTTGATGGTGTAGTAGCTGTTGGTGATGAATTGGAACTTAAGGCAGATACCTATAAGTTGACAAAAAAAACTACAGGTTTAGTAGTTGCAAGAGTTGAAGAGTTATATAACTTTAATGGACAAGATTCTGTATATGTATCTTTTATGTAATAACAAGTAGATGAACTGGAAACAGTTCTTTTTTTATGCAAAAAAATGACTAATGAAAGGTGGAAAAAAGATGGCTATAGATATAATAGCATTAAAAGATTTATCAAATGATATATTAAATAGAAAAGTAAAAAATTATTCTCAATGCGAAGATGCATTAAGAAAAGAAATAATAGATATATGTGGAGGTGAATGGGGACAATATACGTTCTTTGAAAATAAATATAAGATATTCCAGATATTATCTGAAACAATAACTGATAAAGTAAATAGATTAACTGAAGAAGCATTTTCAGATTTTTGTGATGTAGAAAACTTTGATTTAGGAAATAAAAAAGAATTTACAGTTAAAAATACTGATTTATTAAGAATTGCAAATATAGCTGAAGGTAAAAACAGTACAAGAAGACAAAGATTATTAGGAAAAAAAGTTCCTACATCTGCATTTAAATTAGCAATAGCTATATATGAAGAATTTGATAGATTTATAACTGGAAGAATAGACTGGTCTGAAATGGTAGATAGAGTATCTTCTACATTCCAACATCATATAGCAGAGGCAATAGCATCTACTATGGAAGGAGCTTATACATCTGTACATACTAATTTAAAAACTAGTGCTGCTTATTCAGATAAGGATTTAAAGAAAATAGTTAATAAAGTAAAAGGTGCTACTGGACAATCTGTTGCTATATATGGAACTCCAGAGGCAGTAGGAAATATAGAAGGTGTTGGAGCTGACTTAGATAAAGATGACAAGAGAAACTTTGGATATGTTAAAAACTTTAGTGGAACACCAGTAATAGAATTACCTAATTATTATGATGTTGAAAGAGATAAATGGGCATTAAGCAATAATATTTTATATGTTATACCAAATGATGAGAAGATAATTAAATTAGGTTTTGAAGGTAACACATTAATAATAGAAAACACTGATGGAACAGTTAGAGATGACCAACAAATAGAAATGTTCATGTCAAGAAAAATGCATCTAGGAGTTGTTGTGGCATCTAAATTTGGCATGTATAAGATACAATAACATTATAATTAGAAGGGAGATTAAAAATGGCTGGAAAAGCAAAGAAAGAGGTTTCAAATGAAATTGAACAAATTAATGAAAATAAAATATTGCAAAAGAAGAGTTCAAGAAAAACATATAAACAATTGAGAAGTGAATTAAGGAAACTTAAAGATGAAATAGAAGTTGAGATAATGAACTTAGATACTGGTACTGTTCTTTATAGAGATAGAGATGAAAGACTAATATTTGAAATGAATAAAGCTGGAGAAAAAACATTTATATTATTGTCTGATTTATATGAGATATCAAATAAACATAGAGGGTATTTTGAAAACTATCTTATAACTATAATTGATGTTGATAGTGATGATTATACTGTTGAAGATATATTAGAATATTTAAACTTAAAGGATATGTATGAGTATTTAGATGAATATGATTTAGACTATATAAATCATATATTATTAAAATTAGATAATGATAAGTTTGTTAATCTAGTAGAAAAAGCTAATTATGGTTTGATAGAGTGCTTAGGTTCAAGGGTAATCGAATTATATAAAAAGGGTAAATTTGATTCTCACTATAAAGAACGTTTAATAGCTACTAGACTAGGTTTACAAAGCTTATTTGAGGACTAAGGTGGTGTTATACATCACCTATTTTGTTGAAAGAGTGGTGATGATATGGCTACACCAGTAAAAGATATATATAAACAATTTCTTTCTTTAATAAATGATGAGGAGATGCTATTACTTGAAGAAGAAATAATTGAGGATATGATGTATTCATATCTTCAAAAGGCTACATTTGATTTTTATGAGTGTAGAAAAGATTTGTCTATAATAGGGCAAGAAGAATATTGTATTACAATTCCAATAAATCAATCAGAATATGTTGTTAATCAAGTTAATAAAAACCATGATATTTATTTAGTTGGTAAATCTACAAATAAAGAATATGAAGTCAATAGAGATTATACTGTAGAGTTTAAAGAAGAAGACTGTATAATAACCTTTGAAACAGAAACAGAGGAAGAAATCTTATTTAAGAGTAAATATCTAGGAGAAATAATTTCAGACCTTAATTTAGATGAAATAATTATATTAGCTTATGGAATGATGATTTGGTGGCTTCAACCTAAGATTCTTAGAGAAGAAAATTTAAAACAGATGTTAACTGACTCAGATTATAATACTAAGTCTGGTGCTAATATGTTAGCAAAACTTTGTTTATTAGAAGTTCAAATTAGAGAGCAACTTGCTAAATACAAGACAAGATATGTATATAAAGGCTTTAGAGGTTGGGATAAAATTGAGTAGTTATATTAATAATTATAAAAAAAGAATTGGACTAGGATGTTCAACACCTAAAGAAAAAAGAATATTACAACTAAGATTAAGTTTTAAGAAATATTTAAAAGAAACACCAACCTGTATTGAAGTTCCTATAACTGATATAGATGAGGTTTGTATAACCGAAGATACTAAAAAAGCTGTAGTTGCAATTAATGATATAACTAATAATGATAAAAGAGCTTTAGATGAAAAAAATCTATTAGTTGAATCTGATTTAGATGTAGATGTGGGTTGTTATCTTTTCTATGATAATTGTTATTGGTTAACTATATTTAAGGAACATAAAGAAATGGATACATATAAACATTTCATAATAAAAAGATGCAATCAATTCTTTAATTATAAATATAAAGGTCAGATATATAAAATCCCACTCTCAGTAGAAAACTTAACACTATATTCTGATGGTATGGCAGATAATAAATACACATCTGTATCAGATACAAAAAGACAACTTTATTTTGGAAGTAATTCTGTCACTAAAACCATAGATATTGACACTAGGATAATGTTAACTGGTAAAACCGTTTTTAGAGTTACATCAGTAAATGACTTTGAGTATAATGGCAGAGAAACGGGGGCAGATGGTCTTATTAAAGCTATTTGTTTACAAGATGCATTGATTTCAAAAGATGATACAATAAATAATGTTGCTTGGAATGATTTATCTGAAAATGATAATATAATTATTCCTTTTAGTAAAATTATGGGGGATGAAGTAATAAATCTAGGTGAAGAAAATGAGTACAGAATAGACCATTCTCAAGGAGTTGAATGGCTCTTAGACAAGCAATATAGGTATTGTAATATAATTAATCAAGATGAGAAAAAATGTGTCATACAGGCTAATACATTGGCTAAGTATTCTGGATTAGAAGTATTGCTACTAGCTAAAGATAAAGATACAAATGAAATAATAGATACTAAAAAAATAACACTAAGGGGGTAGATATATGGGTCTATATGGCTTTCCCTAACAAGATGATAAGTAATATAGGAACAACTCTAATGTCAAATCAAGACTTTGCTAAATTTATGATTTATAATGACGAATCCCAAAAAGATATTTTGTCCATGCCTGATATAAAAAATCCTGTTAAAGAGCTTAGAAATAAAAAAGTATTTCTAAATAGAAGAGTAGAAAAAGTATTAAAAGAAGCAGATATTTCAGTTTTTATAATAATGGCAGAGTATAGACCGTGTACTACTGGAAGTAGAGAAATTAAAAAAACAAAGATAGAAATTGGTGTTGTTTGTCATGATGAATGTCAAGATACAGCAAATGGCTTAAGAGATATTGCATTAGTATGTTGTATAGTTGATATTATAACTCAAAATGAGGAAATAGCTGGTATAGGTAAGATTAAGTTAGAAAATGTATATCAAATGTATAATTTAAATACTGATTATAACGGATTTGTTATAACTGTATCTGCTGAAAGTTTTGGTGATATGTAATGTTGGAAAATTATTATATTACAGGATTACCAATTAAGCTAAGTGAAACATTAGGAACTGTATATCAACCTACTATTGAAGAACTTATTAAATTTGATATGGCTAATTTAGAGATAGTTAATCCATTTTTAGTACTTGAAAAGAGCTATTCTCAGCTATGTAACGAGGAATCATTTGAACTAAAATGTAAATATGATGCTATACCTATCTTGGATTTGATGATGTTAACATCAAGAAAAGATTCTTCTGAAGAAATTGAGTTACTTAGTGATAAGATAAAAAAATCTTTATCTATATTATATAAAACTGATATTAAAAATATTGAATATATGAATAAGATTAAAATTGGTATTTTAATTAAATTTGATGATAAAAAGAAAAATGCTTTTATAAGTAGAGAGGATTTTGGACTAGTATCAGATTTAATTTTAGAGATGTTTTGTATTGATAAAAAGAATTTATTTAAAGATGATGAAGATAAGTGGATTGAAAATACTGGCTCTGAAAGAGAAAAACAGTTGATTGCACACTTTAAAGAGAAGGAAAGAAAGAAAAGAGAAAAAGAAGCATATCACTTATGTGATTATATAAATGTAGTTCAAAACATAGATAGATATGTACCAATAGATGTTATTCTAAAAATGACTTATTGGCAATTAATTAATGCTTATAAGACTAAGATACAATTTAAAAATTATGATGAAAGTTTAGGCTTTGCAATGTCTTTTAAATATCAAGTTGAGGCAGACAAGATTAAACATTGGTCTAAAGAAATAAAAATACAAACTAGCACTGTTAAATAGCAATGTTATTTTTATGTAAAAATGAGAGGATGATGAAATAATGAGATTTGCGATAAAAGATGCAAGTAATATAATAGTAAAAAATAAAACAACTGGAGAACCACTTTTTTATACAGGGGATTTAAATGCTTTTAACTTTAAATTAGATTCAGAATCAGTTTATGCAAAAGCAAAAGGTGCAAATACGATAGCATTTGATGGAGCAATAACAGCAAGTTTATCACTTGAACAAGAGGTAATACAAATGCCACAACTAGCAATGTTATTAGCTTCTGATATGGTTGAAGAATCTGCTAAGGTTGGTAAAAGAAAATTACTAACTTCTGATGGTACTAAGAAAGTTACTTTAGAAAATGTAAAACCAGTTACTAATAGTATATCTGCATATAGTGTTGAAAAAGATGGTATATCTTTAGTTAAGAAATTACAGTTTACTTCAACTGTAACAGGCTCTAACACAGAAATAACAATATCTACAGCTGATTTTAATGCAGGAGATAAAGTAGCAGTGTTTTACTTAGAGGAATTACCAAAGGCAAAAGTTATAAAAATAAAAGAAGAGTCTACTGCTCCAAACTATGTAATAGAAGCAGATGTTATGGCTAAAACTGCTGATGGTGAATATATGGTCTTATATATGACTATACCAAATGCAAAGGCACAAAGAAGTATAGAATTAAATCTTACTGCTGAGAATCCATCTGGATTTAATATGACACTAGATGTTTTACCAGATGAAAATAAAGAATATGTAGTATTCGCTTTTGTTGGAGATGAAGATGTTAGCCCTGTTAGAATGGCTTCTATGTTAGGTGCTGAATTAATAGACGAAAAGGATGTTAAATCTAAGAAATAGTGAATTTCCCTACTCTTAATTGAGTAGGGGTTATTTTTTTAAGTTTAAATATAATTTTAATCGAATTTGAACTTAAAAAAATGAAAGAAGGTGATTTTTATAGAGCTGAAAGATATAAAAATAAGAAAAGGAATGAGTAAGCAAGAAGTAAACAATTTAATAAATAAGTATTTAGAATTAATTGATAATGTTTATTTTGGGAAAGAATATAATCATAATTGGAGATGTAAATGTGGAAATCTTATAGAAAATAGAAAATGGCATAATATAAGATATGATAAGATGTTTAAGTGTAAAAAATGTAAATATGAAGAAATAGAATACCGATATAGATATGAGGTAGAAAAAGATGGAGAATATGAATACATAAAAAGTTTTAGAGCTGGAGAAAAATTACCAAATGGAAAAATAGTATATAATCCTTTTATACAAATAAAACACAAGTATTGTGGTAACATATATGAAGTAAATGCAAATAATTTTATAAATACAGGTCAAAGATGCCCAAAGTGTTGTCAAAAATATGAAAATTCAATTCTATATAAAAATAAATATATAGCAAATTTAATATATATGGATGAGCATAAAAATAATGTTAATCCTAAATTAATATATGCCAATTCAAATAAAAGATTTTATTTCAAATGTCCCAGATGTAATAAAATTAGTAGCAACCCCAAAAATCTATTTAAGTTTTCAAATAAAGATAATTATAATTGTGAATATTGTTCAGATGGTATTTCAGTACCAGAAAAATTTATGTCTAGCATATTAAATCAGTTAAATTTAAAATTCATTACACAACTATCGAATTTAAATTTTTTATGGATAACAAAGAATATAAGATATGATTTTTATATAGAGAAATTAAATATAATAATTGAAACACATGGTAAACAACACTATGAACAAATGATTAGAAAGGGCGTAAAAAATAAAGTAAGAAGTCTAAAAGAAGAACAAATCAATGATAAATTTAAAAAAGAACTAGCATTATTAAATGGGATAGAAGAAAAAAATTATATAGTTATAGATTGTAGAAATTCTGAGTTGGCTTGGTTAAAAGAAAATATTACTAAGTCATTAGGGAATATATTTGATTTAAGTAATATAGACTGGAATAAGGCGTGGGAAGAAAGTCAGAATAGTTTATGTGTTAAAGCATGGGAATTATGGAATAGTGGAATTAGGAGTACTAAAAAAATAGGACATATATTAAATTTAAATATTAGCACTATATGTAGATATTTGAAAATAGGTGCAGAATTAAAGATTTGTAATTACAATCCTAGCACTCAAGCATCCGAAATCAACTCCAGTAAAAAGATATTGGTATTTCCAAATGGTGAAAAAATAAACTTTCCTTCTATAAATCATTTATGTGAATTTTTATGCATCTCAAGAAATTTTTATTATAGAAATATAGAACAAAATAATAATAAAATTGATTCAAATATATCTTATAGGTTGAAAAATAAGATGTTATTGTTTGATGGATGTGTTGTTAAAAATAGCAATGAGGAAGGTGAGTATTATTTTTAATTCAGAAAATTTTTACTTTAATGGAAGATATAATAGAGATAATGGTGTGATTTTAGTAACTATGGATTCTGATATTTTGAATAACTATGGATTGTCTTATAGTGAGCCTTTGAAGTCTGAAAATAATTTTAATAATAACCCATACTATTTTTCAGATGAATCTGAGGTAGAAACTGTTACAGTAATGATATGTTTAGTTGATAAATACAATAATCCAGAAGTGTGGAATGATTACATATTGGAAGATATATGTAGATGGTTTACAACCTCAGAATTTAAAGAATTTATTAGTGAAGATAATATAGAAAATGTTTATTATTTTAAAATGAAAAAAATAACTAAAAAATTTAATCACTTAGGTTATGGCGTGTTAGAAATAGAGTTCCAGCCATACACAAATTATGCTTATAAAAACTTTCAAAAAACAATAACTGTTAAAGATACAAGGGAAATTAAACTAAACAATACATCAAATGTAGATGAAGAATATTCTCCAGTTATAGATGTTGAATGTCTTGAAGAAGGAGATATAACTATTAGAAATTCTACTATAAGTGATAATGAAGAAGATAGTTTAGTTATAACTGGATTAGAATTAAATGAGAAAATAACAATAGATAATCTGTACTATACTGTTTTAAACGACAATGAAGAGAATCGATTTAATATTGTTAATAGAAAGTGGATTAGGTTAAGAAGAGGTGTAAATATATTGAAATTTACTGGAAACTGTAAAGTTTCTATTAAGTGTAAATATCCAATAATAAAATAAGGGAGAGATAGATATGAATAAGATACAAGTAGATAAATTAATGCAAGATGAGGTTAGAGCTATTATACCTATTGTAGATGAGAAGGGTAAAGAGGAGTACATAGAGGTTAGAAATCCTGATAAGGAGACTAAGGAAGATATATTAAATAAAATATGGATTGGTATGGAGAATCCTGATTTAGCATTATCTCAAGAAGATATTCTTAAAATGTTGATTGATAAATTGACTAATATAGAATTAAATATTGAAATAGAAAATTTAATAAATAGTGAAGTATCCAGTGAATTAGAAACTGTGATGTATTACATAGGTCAAATAGAAAATGAATTAACTGCATCTTTATTAATGAATACTGAGATTAAATTAGGTCAGATGAAGAATGAGATATTGCAGGACAGAGTTTTAAAAGAGACTGAAGAAATTGAAAAGATGAATAATATTAAAGACAAGGTAGTGAGTTAGATGGTATTTAAATCATTAGATGAATTAGTTGCTTATACTAAAGTTAAGATTGCTGCATCTATGCCAGAAGTAGGAAAAGAAATGAAGGAAATTATGAAAGAAGAGGTAGTTAAACAGGCTTATGGAAGTTTTATACCAAATGTTTATGAAAGGTCAGGAGATTTATTAGATGCTTCTGAAATAGCTGAGATTACTGCAAATTCTGTTACATCTGAGATAAAAGATAATGGAGGATGGAGTTCTCTTAGAGGTAGTCATTTCTTTCCTATGTATGGGTTTGAAGGTGGTAGTGTTTGGACTCATGGTAGTACTAGGGAAGAACCTAAGTTTAGACCCAAGACAAATATAATGAGTGAAAGTGAAGCTAAAGTAAGAACTAAGATACCAAAGTGTTTTAAATTGAAAATGAATGAACTAGGAGTACCAGTAGAATAAATATTTTATCTTTGTCGAATTTTAACGGTTTAAACATAATA